GCCGGCATGGCGATGCCCGGGCCAGCTTCCAGGAAGTCATCAATGAGTTCCTCGAGGTGGTGCCCGACCACCAGCCGGTGATGGTGTTCGGCGACAGCGCCAGCTTCCGCTACTCGGTCTGGCCGAAGTACAAGGGCAACCGGAAGAAGTACCGCAAGCCGGCCGGCTACTCAGCTCTCAAGGAGTGGGTGGTTCAAGCCGCTGACGCCCGGGGCTGGCAGGTTGCCACCCTCCCCGCTGTGGAAGGTGACGACGTGCTGGGTCTCCTCGCCGAGGAAGGCGATGTGATCATCAGTGGTGACAAGGACATGCTCACCTTGCCGGGCCTGCACCTGCGCAATGGGGAGATCCTTGAGCAGAGCAGGCTGGATGCAGATCGGGCCTTCTACGCCCAGGTGCTGATCGGTGATGCCAGCGACAACTATCCCGGCTGTCCCGGCTACGGCCCAGTTGCAGCTGAGCGAGCTCTGGCTGGTGCGGCCAATGAGGATGAGATGTGGGATGAGGTCTTGAGGGCCTACCTCAAGAAGGCGCTCACCGAGCGGTACGCCATCACCCAGGCCCGTTGTGCTCGCATCCTCAGGCCCGGGGAGTATGACCACGATCGTGGTGTGCCGATCCTCTGGAAGCCACCGGTAGCCTGAGGGTTGTTATGCACAGGTGCAGTGGTGCCGTTCCCTCGGTTGTCAGAGCAGCTGATTGCAGCGATGGCAGCTCAGTTCCCAGAGCGTGCTGCTGACATCGACTGGACAGAGAAGGAGGTTTGGTTCAAGGCCGGCCAGGTGTCTGTAGTGCGCTGGCTGGCTACCAAGCTGGAAGAGCAGGAAGAAGGTGCCTTTGTGCTGGAGGTGGACTGATGTGCATGGGAGGTGGTGGCGTTCAAGGCGCCAAGATCAACAAGCACGCACCTGAGCGGAAGAAAGCCAGCAAGCAGCTCAACAAAGTCGTCAAGGCGATCAACCGGATCACTGGCGACGAGCTCATGAAGGAGGGCGTCAAGGCTGACGACACCCCCCTGCTCGCTGCACAGCAACTGCTGCACAGTTCCAACGCCATGCTGAGCGGGACGCTGGATCGTGCCACCCAGCTGCAGACCGCCGCGGCCAACAGCCAGGCCATGCTCAGTCAGAACGCACTGCAGATGGCTGCGTTGGTGGGGCCACCGCCACCGGAGAAGAGCGCAGAGAAGGTGGTGGTGGGCAAGGCCCGTGGAGTGGAGACTGAATCCGATCGCAACCGCAGGAGTCTGCGGATTGACCTGAACACCGGGACCTGAACATGGCTAAGAACAAGGGCGGAGGCAGCAAGGCAGCAGCACCGGCAAAGTCCAGCGGGGGTGGCCTTGGCTCCCAGGTGAAGTCCGCTGGTTCGATCCTCACCAAGAACGAAGCGCTGAAGATCGCGGAGTCCACCGGCAAGGCCGTGGCTCAGGTGATGGCCCGTGCCCAGAACAATGGCCAGGGCCTGGGTTCAAGCCTGGTCAACAACTACAACCGGGGCACGCTCGGCCCGAACGGCAGCAACGTCACCAACTTTGGTGGCGTACCCATTGGTATGGGGCCAGGTGTTGGCGGTGCTGCAACCAAGGCAATCCAGCAGCTGCAAGCCCTGGAGGGCCTGCGGATGGGGCAGGGCCAGGTGTACATGGGCAGCACCACCACCACTACGCCAGGCCAGCAGCAAAGGGGTGTGAACGATGGGTACAGCTCTACCCCTGGCAGCACCGTCTACAACCCGATCGTGGTGCCCAGGGGCTATGTCGCTGCAGCACCCAAGGCCGCGGCAGCAGCGGCAGCAGCAACACCTGCAGCCACTGGCCCTGTTGGCAACTGGGAGAACTCGGTCAACAACTCCAACCAGGAGCTGATCAACTCCATCAATGCTCAGATCGCGGCCAACTCCACCCAGGCCGAGCTCTACATGGGGCAGATCAATGACCTGATGAAGTCGATGCAGGGCGCGAACCTGCAGTCGATCACCCCATACGCCACCACCACCAGCGTTGCCCCCGCTTCTGGCGCTCAGATCACGCAAGCCATCACGGCACGGAAGAAGCCGGTCAACACCGACCTGTCGATCAGCTCATTGGTGGGTGATCTGGCCGGCACCGGGCTCAACATCGGGATCTGACCATGGCCATTGCTGCACAGCGCTATCGCGCCCTCCAGTCCGACCGGGACTACTACCTCAGCCGGGCACGTAGCGCTGCGCGGCTCACTGTTCCCTATCTGATCCCTACCTCGAACGAGCCAAGCCCTGGCCAGAACGAGGTGTTCACCCTGCCGTGGAATGGCATTGGCGCCAGGGGTGTTCACAACCTGGCCAGCCGGTTACTGCTGGCCCTGCTGCCACCCACGGAGTCCTTCTTCCGCTTCACCTACGACGACGTGGCGATGCAGAAGCAGGAGGCCCAGATGGCCGAGGGCGGGGCCACTGACAGCCAGATCGCCAAGATGAAGACCGAGCTGGACGTGGGCCTGGCCCGCCTCGAGCGCTCGGTCCTGCGCAGCATTGAGACCAGCAACGACCGGGTGGCGGTGCATGAAGCGCTGATGCACTTGATCGTGGCTGGCAACTGCCTGCTCTATGTCGCTGAGAGCGGGCTGCAGTGCTTCCACCTCAACCGCTACGTGCTGCTGCGTGACCCCATGGGCAATCCCATGGAGGCCGTGGTGTGTGAGGAGGTGGCAGAGGAAGCTCTGCCCAAGGGCATCCGTGAGTTCCTCGAGGAGGAAGACCCCGAGCTGCACGGCATCATCAATGCCGAGCCGGTGCCGATCGCCAACACCAAGACCCACAAGATCTACACCTACATCAAGTGGGATGGCGGCAGGGTCTCCTGGCACCAGGAGGTGAAGGGCAAAGAGGTGGACGGCAGCCGTGCCACTGCCGCTGCATCGGCATCGCCCTGGCTGCCACTCCGCATGATCCGGGTGGACGGCAGCAGCTATGGCCCTGGCTATGTGGAGTCAGCTTGCATCGCTGACCTGAACACGGCTGAAGCCCTGAACCAGGCCATCGCCGAGGGATCGCTGGTGTCAGCGCAGATCCGCCACCTGGTCAAACCCAGCGGGGTTACCAATGCCAAGGCCCTGGCTGAAGCCCCGAACGGTGCATTCCTGCCCGGCAACCCGGACGACGTGTTCACCGTGCAGACCCAGAAGAGCGGGGATCTGCAGGTGGCAATGATGGGCCTGCAGCGCATTGAGAGCCGCCTGTCCCAGGCCTTCATGCTGGCCGATCAGCGTGATGCCGAGCGAGTCACCGCCGAGGAGGTCAGGCTGCAGGCATTGCAGCTGGAGAACTCTCTCGGCTCGATCTATTCCATCCTCACCGTTGAGCTGATGTCGCCGTATGTGGCACGCAAGCTCGAGCTCTTCGTGCGTGCTGGTGGCATGAAGGCACTGCCTGAGAACCTGATCAAGCCAGTGGTCAGCGTTGGCCTGGCGGCAGTCGGCCGCGGCAACGATCTGGAGAAGACTGCCCGCTTCATGCAGATCCTTCAGCAGACCCTTGGTCCTGAAGGCATCTCCACCTACGTCAACCCATCCGAGCTGATCAAGCGATTGGCCAGCTCGATGGGCATGGACGTTCTTGGCCTGGTCAAGACCGAGGACGAGCTAGCCGCTGAACAGCAGCAGCAGCAGGAGATGGCTATGGCCCAGCAAGCCATGGCATCACCAATGGCTGACCCGCAGAAGCAGGCCCAGGCCCAGGCCATCCAAGCCGAGATGGCACAACCACCACAGGAACCACCCGCATGACCGATTCTCAGATCACCCTGTCCACACCTGAAGCCGAAGCCCCGTCAATGGTGGGGCCCGGCCAGGAGGGCCTGCTTGATGAGTTCCTCGCTGAACAGGAGCAGGAAGCTGCGGCCGAGGCCGGCGAGGCTGCCCCACTGCTGGGCAAGTTCAAGAGCACCGAAGACCTGGCTCGCGCCTACCAGGAGCTGGAGAGAAAGCTGGGTCAGCCCCGTGACGAGACCGACCCAGAGACCCTTGACGACACTTCGGCACCCCAGCCTTACACGCGAGAGCAGTCCGTCAATGACTACGGCGAGTTCCTCTCGGATGTGTTCGAGACTGCGGAGGTCAACCCCTATGAGATCGCCCAGAAGTGGGAGGCCGGCCAAGACCTGACTGAGTACGTGGAGAAGCTGGAAGCAGCTGGCATCCCACGGCCGGTGGTTGAGCAGTACCTGGCCAAGCCTGAGCAGGCTGCTGCCCCTGAAGGCGCAGAGCTCACTGCTGATGACACCGCCCAGCTCAAGGCCATGGTGGGTGGTGACGAAGGGTTCAAGCAGATCAGCGAGTGGGCAGTGGAGAACCTCGATGCCCAGCAGCTGGTGGACTACAACGCTGTGGTGAACAGCGGCAACAAGGATGCCATCCGCTGGGCGCTCAAGGCCATGCAGGCCATGCAGGCCGGCCCTGCCAAGCAGGCTGAGCCGAAGCTGATCGGCGGCAAGGCACCTGGTGAGGGCCTGAAGTTCGAGTCCAAGCAGCAGGTGCTGGATGCAATGACCAAGCGGAACGACAAGGGCCAGAAGCTGTACGACGTGGATGAGGCGTACCGCGAGAAGGTGCGAGCAATCCTCGCCAGGAGTGATGTGTTCTAGTACCTTCAGAGCAGGGAATACTCCTCACCCCTGCAACTGACGGGCCCCTGCGGGGATAACCCGAGCTGGTGAAGGCGGAAGTGAGACCCGATCACTTCTCTTTGCAAACTCATGGCTACTCCTCCCGATGCCGCGCTGCAGCGGATTGGTCAGATCAAAGGCGATGCCGCCACGTGGGGCCCTGGTGCTACTGGCCTAGATAAGGATCGCGCTCTTTTCCTGAAGCTGGGTGCCGCTGAGGTGCTCACTGCTTTTGAGGAGGCTTGCATCTTCAAGGGCAAGACCCGCGAGCGGAACATCAAAGGTGGCAAGAGCGTTGCCTTCCCGATCACGGGCAAGATGGCAGCTCGCTACCACAAGCCGGGCACCCCGATTCTGGGCGAGGGCAATGACCCCTCTGACCTGAACGAGCGTGTGTTGAACCTCGACGCTCTGATGATTGCTGATGCAGCGATCCCTCAGATCGACGAGCTGATGGCGTACTACGACGTGCGTTCCATCTACACCACTGAGCTCGGCCGTGCTCTGGCCTATGAGTACGACAAGCGTGTGGCCCGCATGATCTATGCGGCTGCTGCCAACACCACCGAGCCCCTGGCCAAGGACGGCACCGCCAAGCCCAAGGGCCCTGCCAACAACACCGGTCGCATCGGTAAGACCATCACCCTGGGCACCGGCTACACCGGTGCTGGCGCCACCCGCCAAGCCAAGGGCGATGCTCTGGTGGAAGCCATCTTCGATGCGCGCATTGCGCTTGAGAAGAAGGATGTGGGCATTGATGGCTGCGTGGCTGTCTTCACCCCTGAGGACTACTACGCCATCACGATGTCCAGCCGTGCCATCAACACCGACTTCAACGGTGGCAATGGCTCGAACGGCACCATCGCCCAGGGCACCACGATGCGCGTGGCTGGCATCCCCATCTACAGCAGCAACCACATCAACCAGCCTGCTTACGCCCTGGTGGCCGGCGACTACAACGCCGACTACGCCCAGGATCTGAGCAAGTGCCACGGCCTCATCTTCAACAAGGATGCGGTGGGTGTGCTGACCCTGCTGAGCCCCTCTCTCCAGATCACTTCTGGTGACTGGAACATCCAATACCAGGCAACCCTGATGGTGGCCCGCCAAGCCATCGGCATGGGCATCCTGCGTGCTGAGTCGGCTGTGGCACTGGTCACTGCCTGACCTAGGCTGGCTCAGACAGAAAGCACGGAGGGGGCTGGCTTCGGCTGGCCCCTTTTTTTGTGCCCCCATACGATGAGGGCTGCACCTGTGCACTTCAGGGATGGGCCTGGCTAATCAAGGGATGACGCCCGGCAGGACCACCCTGCTGGAGGGGGTCAACACCCTGCTCGAGAACATCGGTGAGATGCCGGTGGATCAGCTGGAGAACCAGCAGGTTCACGATGCCCGGGTGGCAGAGCGGACCATCCTCGAGTTCCACAGGGAAGGCCAGCTGCGTGGCTGGAGTTGGAACTCAGAGCAGAGCTACCCCTTCCACAAGGACGCAGCCACCAAGGAGGTGGTGGTGCCGGCCAACGTGATCAGCTTTGCCGTCAACCAGTACCAGTGGGACGGCCGCTTCATCGTCAGAGGCCAACGTGTCTACGACAAGTGGACCCGTGGTTACAAGCTGGAGGATGACATCAGCGAGATCACGGCTGATGTGGTCTGGCTGCTGCCGTGGGATGAGAGCCCAGAGGCGTTCAACCGGTGGACGACGATCCGTTCCGCCAGGGTGTTTGCCACCCGCGTGCTGGGGGCTGACTCCACCATCCGGTACACAGCACTGGATGAGCAGGCGGCGCTGACCGAGCTGATGCGCACCGAGCTGTCGCAGGCCCAGCCCAACAGCCTGACCGGTGGCCCTGGCCTGCGGCCGTTCCCCACCTACCAGCCTGGGTGGGGGCTGATGCGTGGCATCAACGGGGGCCAGGTCATTGGCTAGTCCTGTCTCGGTTCTCATCCCCAACCTGATTCAGGGGATCAGCCAGCAGCCTGATGGCCAGCGTGACCCCAGTCAGGGCGAGGTTCAGATCAATGGGGTGAGCTCAGTCTCTGAGGGGCTGCGCAAGCGCGATGGCAGCAAGGTACTGGCCAAGGTGAGCGACACCCCGTTTGGGGATGCGTTCATCCATTCGATCTTGAGAGACGAGAACGAGGAGTATCTGGCCGTCATCACCAAGACAGGGGTGAAGGTGTACGACCTGGCCGGTGTGGAGAAGACCGTGAGCGCCCCTGGTGGGTACGGCTACCTCAGCACTGTCACCAGCGCTCGTGATCAGATCCGCGCCACCTCGATTGCGGACTACACCTTCATCCTCAACACCAAGCAGAAGCCGGCAATGGATCCGGCGCTGACACCGATCACCCCACGGCCGGCACTGCATGAGGCGCTGGTGTGGATCAAGGCGGCCAACTACGGCCAGACCTACAAGGTCACGCTCGACACCACCACGGCCGAGGTGAAGACCGCCACCGCTGCGGTGATCGCCAATGGCACCACGGTGACAGAGGTGAAGATAAGCGCAGCTGAGATCGCTGAGGCCCTCAAGACCGGCTTGGCCAGCGTGGCTGGGGTGACGATCACCAGGTTCGGCAGTGTCCTGCATTTCACCAGTAGCACTGCCTTCTCGATCGCAGCCAGTGATGCCCGGGCCAACGCAGACATCACCTGCATCACCAGCTCAGTGCAGGCGTTCACCGAGCTGCCGACCATCGCACCCAAGGGCTATCTGGTGGAGATCGCCGGCGACCCTGGCAACAAGTGGGATGGCTACTTCGTTCAGTTCAAGCCACGTGATGGGCAGGGTGATTTTGGTGAGGGCGCCTGGATTGAGACGGTGGCCCCAGGCAGTGAGTACAAGCTGAGCGCCAGCACCATGCCGCACGTGCTGGTGCGCAAGCCGGATGGCACCTTCCACTTCGGGCCGCTGGATGCCAGCACTGTTGGCACGGTGAAGCTGCCGAAGTGGGGTGAGCGCACCGCCGGTGACTACAACACCGCGCCCGATCCTTCGTTCATCGGCAAGTCGATCAACGACATCTTCGTGTTCCGCAACCGGCTTGGTGTGCTGGCTGATGAGTCGGTGGTGTTGAGCCGGCCGGGGGAGTTCTTCTCCTTCTTCCCGGAGACGGTGACTACCACGCTGGATTCGGACCCGATTGACCTGCGGGCCAGCAACAACCGGGTGTCAGTGCTGCGGTATGCGGTGCCGGTGCAGGACAACCTGATCATCTTCTCGGCTCAGTACCAGTTCCTGCTGAGCGGTGGTGATGTGGCACTGACGGCCAGCACGGCCCGGATCACGGTGCTCACCAGCTACGAGGTGGACACCAGGGTGCGACCCCAGGTGATGGGTGGCGGCATCGTGTTCGCCCAGGCCAATGGCCAGTGGACCCGGTTCCAGGACTTCCGCTTCCGTGGTGCTGGCACCGCGATGGTGGCGGTGGCGGATGAGATCACCGAGCACGTCTCCTCCTACATCCCAGGTGGTGTTTACAAGCTGGCGATCAACGAGGTGGGTGGCAGCCTGTTCGCCATCACCAGCGAGGCCAACCGCACCAACCGGATCTACGCCTACAAGACCCTGATGCGCAGCAGCGGGCAGGGCGAGCAGCGTGCACAGAGCAGCTGGTCGCACTGGGTCTTTGCTGGTGCTGACGAGATCCTGCAGGTGCTGTGTGTGCGGGAGATCCTCTACCTGCTGGTGCGCTACGGGCAGAAGGTCTACCTCGAGCAGGTGTCAGCGCAGGACCGGCTGCAGAGCACTGATGAGATCAGCTATCCCCTGCTGCTGGATCGCTGCGTGACCACCACCACGGAGACACCTGCTGCCATGCGAATGGCCAAGGGTGTCTACGACGCGGTGACACGCAAGACCACGTTCACCCTGCCGTACCCCGCCACTGCACTCACGCAGGTGTGGGCACCGTTCTCCATGGGTGATGGGGTGCACTACAGCGCTGGCGTGCTGCTGGGTGAGGCGGCCAGCGGCAGCACGGTGGTGGCCCGTGGCGACTGGTCAAAGGCTGATGTCTACGCCGGTGAGCCGTTTGAGTTCCGGTATCGCTTCAGCCGGTTCAAGTACATGCAGACCGCTGGCAGCGGCAAGGCCGCGGCGAACGCTGCTCGCACCCAGGTGAGGCAGGCCAAGCTGCGGTATCAGGAGACCGGCTACTTCCAGGTGCATGTGCTGCCTGAGCACCGGCCGGAGGGTGTCTACACCTTCGATGGCACGACCATGGCTGTGCGTGGCAGTGAGATCGGGATCCCCGACCCGGGCACCACCAACACGGCCCGGTATTACGAGGGCGTGTTCAACATCCCAGTGATGAGCAGGGGTGAGCAGTGCATGGTGGAGATCAGGAACATGACGCCCCACCCCTGCAAGTTCTCCACCTGTGAATGGGTGGGAACGATCCACACCAGGGCGAGGGCGATGCAGTGAACCTGACCGACCCAACGGATGAGATGGCCTGCTACGTGGCCCATCACCTCAGGGATGAGGACGCCAATGAGGTGTGGTTGAGCCACCGTGCCAACCCTGCTGAGGCGGTGCTGGGCAGCTGGGCCGAGAGCGAGCTATGCCAAGCCATCGTCACTGAGGACGGCGTGCCAGCTGGGATGACCGGTGTGGTGGGCAATCGGATTTGGATGCTGGGCACACCAGAGCTGACGGCCACCAAGGAGAGAAGATTGCACCTGTGCACAAAAGGCCGAGGATGGGTGCAGCACTGCATGGATCGAGTGGGGGAACCAATCGGCAACTTCGTCTACGCGAAGAACAGGCAAGCGATCCGCTGGCTGAGGTTCCTGGAGTTTGAGGTGGGGCCAGCTCAGCCGTATGGCCCGAGCGGTGCGCTGTTCCGTCCCTTCTGGAGGTTGGTCTGATGGTGTTTGATCCGATCAGCCTGGGGATTGGGGCGATCTCCACCGGGATGAACATCTTCGGCGCCAGCCAGCAGAACGCTGCGCAGCAGCAGGCGTACGAAGATCAGATCAAGTTCCAGAAGGCGAATGAGCAGTTCGCCAAGTGGCAGGCCAAGTTCAACAAGAAGGCCACCGACTCCCAGAACAAGTTCAAGTACTGGGGTGAGGTTGTCCAGTACAACCAGAACAAGGCGTACACCAACAGCCTGCGGAACCTTGAGACGCTGAAGGCGTTCAAGCAGGCGCAGGTGGTGGCGCAAACCAGGGCTGCTGCTGGGTCGTCCTACATCCAGGACAGCGAGGCCATCTCCAACGCCTACCAGGAACAGTCAATGCAGGAGGCCGTCTCCCTGCAGCAGTACCAATGGCGCGCACTCCAGACCCGTGGTTCTGTGCAGGCAATGGAGAGAGAGGGGCAGTCGGTTGATCGGATTATCAATGACTACGCCCGGCAGATGGGTGACTTCGAGTCATTGCAGCAGATCAATCAAGGCATCCGCACCAGGCAGTACACAAGAGAACAGGCTGGCCAGGTAGCGCAATACCTGAGCAGATGGAATAGCCAAACCTTCTATCAGGAACAGCCATACATGGATCCGCTGCCACCGTATGCACCACTGCCGACGATCATGATGCCGCCGGCTCCGACGATGACAGGCGCACCACCAAGTGCAGCGGCTGGTGCATTGAACATCGGCACCGCTGTGTTGGGTGGATTGCAGACAGGGCTCAATGCCTGGCAGTCGATGACCAAGCTCAACACCCCCACGTCCCAGTCCGGCCCCGGCACCTGATCCATGGCAGAGCGTCTTCCCTTTGGCCAGCTGACCCCGGCCGCCCGTCCTGTTGGGGCGTTCATCTCTCCTGCAAAGGAGGACGTGGCTGGTGTTGCCAAACCACAGCTGCAATCAGGCGGCATCCAGATCAACACGATCCAGCGTGGCAGTGAGGGCAATGTCCAAGGCTTCAACCAAGCGCAGCAGCTGGCTGAAGCGGTTGCTCCTTTCAACCGTGCGCTCACCGGTCTGCTGACTGAGGGGGCAGTGGCGTTGAAGACCAACGCCATCAATGACGGTTACTACGACGAGATCCGGAATCAGCAGGCCCGGGCCACGCTCAGCCTGCAGATGCAGCAGGAGGCCGGCGCTGCCAATGCAGCAGGGCAGATCACCCAGCTGGAGAAGATTGACCCGCCTGGTGCAGCACTGCTGCGTGAGGCCAACCCGTGGAAGGCAATCGGCCGCAGGCGTGCGCTGGCCCAGCTGGCTGGCGGTGACGTGGACAACGTGCTGGCTGCTGACCTGCAGATGAACCAGGGCGAGCTCGCCACGGTGCAGCCCGGCAGTGGTGCGCTGTCGCAGCGGAAGACAGCGCTCACCCAGATCGTGCTGGACCGTTATGGCCTGACGGGCAGTGAGCCAGAGGCTGCGTTCTATGTGGCGCCCAAGGTCAACCAGGCTTGGGACAAGTACACCGATTCCCAGCAGAAGCTCTACAACGAGACGCTGCGGATCAACAGCAGGGCGCAGGCCACCGCGGCACTGGGTCAATCGCTGCAGCAGATGGGTGAGAACGGCATCCCCCTGGCCACCGGTGAGGTGGTGAAGATGGGCGACCCGCGGTTTGCCCAGCTGGCGGGGCAGGTGATGACGGGACAGCTGGACCGTTCGCTGTCGATGGTGGGCGGGCAGGACCGTGTGGATGATCTCAAGGAGATCCGCACCCAGCTGCTTGGCACCTACGGCCAGCTGCCGGTGCTGGCTGATGCGCTGGGGTTCATCCAAGGCGGCAACCCTGGTGATGCCAGCCGTCCGACGTGGGGTGAGACCTACGGGCTGGAGATCCTCGAGACCCGCAACCGGGGCAACGCTGCCCGCCAGCAGACCTACGAGCTGGGGCAGAAGGGCATTGAGCAGCAGCTTGATGGCCTGTGGTGGGGCGAGGGTTCGCCCGGCTCAATGCTGCCGACTGACCCGGGCTATGCGGGCGCGTTGATCGAGTTCCGGAACAGGGCGGCAGCTGCTGGTTACCGGGACATCGACGGCTACATGAAGGGCCGGATGGATTCACAGGAGTCTGTGGTGGGGAGGGCCTATGCCCCCGACCCACTGGCCAGCCAAGACTTCCTCACCACCATCCAAGACCTGCCGCGTTCAGCGATGAACACGCCGGAGGCGGTGGCTGCGCTGCGTGGGCAGGCCAGGACCGCAGCCAAGGCTGAGCCAACCCCTGAGCTGCAGCGAGCCAGGTACAAGGAATACCTGGACGCGATTGAGGCCAAGCAGAAGCAGGCAGCCGAGACCACCCCTGGCCTGCAGTCGGCCATCGACAAGGCGCTGCTGCAGGACCTGGGCCTGCCGCAGGTGAAGCCGCTGGTGGATGCTGCCAAGTCCAAGGCTGGCGGTGGTGATGCCTTTGCTCAGGCGCTGCAGGGTGCCGGTGCCATGGCTGCAGCCAGCGGGCTGGGTAACGACAAGATCACGGCCTTCACCCAGCGGTTGAACAACCTGTTCCTGCGGAACGCTGAAGCCAAGATCGACGCCTGGATGGCTGAGCGTCCTGGTGTGCCGTTGACCAGCAGCGCTCGCAACGTGCTGATCAGTGAGGCGATTGCTGAGACCAGGAAGAGCGATGAGTACAAGCAGGCCTTCTCCTCTCTGACCGGGAAAAACCCTGGTGAGGTGGGTGTCGGCAAGGTCGGCACTGGTCCTTCGCAGGGCACAGCACCTGGTCCTGCTGTCCGTGGTGTATCTCGTACGGCTGCGGCTGCGTTGCCTGACACCACGGTGAAGGGCTTCGCGGTGCGGCCGGTGATGAACGGTGACTGGCTGCACTCTGAGCTGGCTGCAATCAGCAAGGGCAAGCCGGTGAGCGCTGACCTGTATCGCATGGCCAACACGGCTGGCACCAGCACCAACCGCTACCTGCTCGAGCAGCTGCGCTTCTACCCCCAGCTGGATCCCAACGGTGAGGCCCGCAAGTACCTCGAGCAGCAGATCCGCACCCAGCGCCAGGGGCAGACGGTGAGCGGTGCCAACTGGCAGAGCATGAGCCGCGGCACGGGGATGGGGATGGTGCCAACTGGGTACAACCCGCTGGCCCCGGGCAGCTGGCTGATGAACATGCTGATGCCGCCGGCTGCGGCAGCCACCATGCCGACCAACTTCTCCCGGGCCTACGGCGGTGGCGGTGGCGGTGGTGGGAACTATGTGGCCACGACTGGGTTCGGCTACTCCGCTGACCGTCAGACCCAGACACTGCACGGCATCCAGGGCAGGCCGGGATACGACAAGAACCATGGCGTGGGCAATGACCACGTTCACCACGGTGCCAATGACCCGCAGACCGCAATGGCTCTGGCCAAGTTCCTGAAAGGGAAGGGCTGGCCCATCACTGAGTTCAAGCCATGGGGCAGGGTCGGCAAGCACCAGGACCCTGGCCATTACGACGGCCGCACCTTTGACATCCCAGTTGCAACCAAGGATCACGCCAAGGTGTTGGCTGACATCAACGCCTTCTACTCAGGGCGTGGCCGCGGCAGCAGTGGTGGATCAGTAGGTAGTGCAGCGGGTTACCTGAAGCGGCTGGCCTACCTCGAGACCCGGATCCGCAACATCCCCAACGCTGAGGGTTCACCAGGGCGTGGCTACTTCCAAGCCTTCCCTGCTTTCAGCTCTGAGGCCATCGCTGCATCGGGTGGCATTGATCCCCGGGACGGTGACTACAACCGTTCAGCCAAGGCCACATGGGCATGGATCCAGAAGCACCGGCCGGCCGCCGCTGCTGCCATCAAGCGTGGTGACTACGACACCGCCGATCGGATCCTGACGCCTACCTGGCCATCGCTGCCTGGGGGCAGTCAGGCCCAGCCCGATCAAGTCCAACGCGAAGCACGCCGTTACCTGGGAGGTCGCTGATCATGCCTGCTTTCAACCTCGCACCCAAGCCTGAGAACCTCGATCCCCAGTGGGATGACAAGGCGCCGCAGTCCATGGGTGACGGCACCCAGCGGCCAACAGTGGGCCAGGCCAGGGCCACCTATGCCAAGCGATCGGAAGCAGCGGCTGGTCCGCTCAAGCCGGTGGTGCAGTTCGCCAATGCACTGGCCAGTCCCGACACCAAGATCGGCATCTTCACCGGTCCGGTGAATGGCATCAGCAAGTTGGGCAATGCAATCGGCGACCTGGTGCAGGGCAAGCCTTGGCGTGGCGGCAGGGCTCTGACGAATCCCGACTGGTCGCAGGTCAATGTTGGCGATGCCTGGACCATCAGCGACAAGCAGGCCAGGCAGATCAACCCATGGCGTGTTGGTGTTGGGCAGGAGGTGACACCTTCTGACGATGCAGGCCTTGCCATTGGTGAAGGCGTTGGCGCTGAGCTGGCTGGTGCTGCAACGGGCGCCACCCTGCTGCAGAAAGCATCACAGATCCGCCGGTTGCAGCAGGCAGCTCAAGCGTTCCAGCAGCAGGCAGCGGTGCGGCGTGCAGCGGTGGCGATCACCGCCAGCCCGAAGCTGAAGGCCGGCGCCAACGTGCTCAAGAACGTGGGTGAGGCAGTGGGCAGCACCACCCTTGCCGTGCCGTTCCTGGACCAGGAGGACGGCAACCTGGCCAACCTCGGCGACCTTGCTGGCCTCAAGCTGCCGGGCCGTGTTGAACCCGGTGAGAACTACCTGCAGTCGATGGCCAAGTCCATTGCTGTGGAGGGCATTGCTGCACCGCTGGCGTTGCTTGGCATGGGTGCCATGGTCAAGCCCATCCGTGAGGGGATGGCCAAGGGTGATCTGGGGTGGATCCAGCAGCTGGCTGATGCTGAGCTCGAGCCCTACCTTCCGCGGCAGATGGCGGGCCCGGCACTGCCACCAGCTGGTCAGACCGGTCTACCTGCACTGCCTGGCTATCAGCAGCAGGGTGGTGCGCTGGTGCCCTACGACTCAGCTATCACCCGCTCACTGCAAGAGCAGACGCAGATCCGACAGGTGGGTGAGCAGCGGCAGCGGCTGCAGCAGATGGGCCTGGTGCAGCAGGGTGAAGGCGGTCAGCTTGACCTTGCACTCGGCGGTGCTGTTGACCCTGAGATCAGGTTGCAGGTGCGGCAGCTGCAGACGCAGCGCGGCCAGCTGATCAAGCAGGGCATGGAGTCCAGTCAGGACGTGACGCAAGACCTGGCCAAGATCGACCAGGAGATTGGCGATCTGATCCAGAGCGGCAACAGTGCTGACTTCATGCCGGGTGAGCGGTTCACCCAGCCAGAGCTGGACATGCCGGACGGCCGGCCAGAGCTCGACACCTACCTGGCCAACCTCGATGAGCTGGGTGATGCCGACCTGCGGCAGATTCACAGCAGGGTGTACGCCGACTTGAGCGCTGAGCGCAACGCACAGGAACTGACCAACGCACAGGAGAAGGTGACAGCACTGCAGCAGCAGATGGCTGACATCGACCAGCGGCTGGTGGAGGGGAAGATCAAACCGCTTGGTGCCAAGCGCCTGGTCGGCAAGGTGCAGAAGGAGATGGCCCTGGCGCAGCAGCAGGTGGAGGCCATCAACGCTCGCGGCCGGGTGCCCGAGGCGCTGGTCGGTGATCAGCTGCAGCTCCGCATTGATCAACAGGGCCAGCTTGATCTCAGCGCTGAGGTGAAGCTGCCACCGTTTGAAGCGATCACCCGCACCGCCAGTGAGTACGGGTACAAGACACCGGATGACTACCGCTCAGCGTTGGGTGGGTGGAACCGTGATCAGCTGCGCCGGCTGGCCATGCCGGACTCCAGTCCTGAGGTAGCGGCATTGGTGAAAGCACGCACCGGCCGGCGGGTGTGGCAGGCCAAGAAGTCCGACATCGTTGATGCCTTGGTTGAGATCGCTGAGAAGCGTGGTCGCTTCCTGCCACCTGAAGCTGAGCAGCTGGCGATGGAACTGAAGTCCAACCAGTTCGGTGATGCGGCGCCGCTGTTTGACCGGCCGGCTGATCTGTCTGCACCTGGCATGACCAAGGTGCTGGACGCTGATGGCGTTGAGCAGATGGTGCCAGCCACGGACTACAGCGGCCGCGGCATGGACAGCGGCACCCGTGAGCGGTTGAAGGCTGAGATCCTGCAGCGTGCCATCGACAACGGTGAGGTGCAGCCACCAGTCAGCCCGCTGCCTCAGCGTCCGGTCACCACCTTCGAGCAGGGCTCACTGGTGGATGACCTGCTGACGGAACCCACCGGTCAGATGGCAATGGCCTTCTCCACTGATGCACTGCCCACCTACAAGGCAAGCGGGAAGAACACGGACGCCTTGATTGAGGAGATGCGTCTGCGGTTTGAGTACAACCTGCTGGATGAGCAGGCCCAGCGTGCGCAGCAGCAGGCACTGATGGCAGCGCATGGGTGGGACACCCTGCCGTGGGAGGAGAAGAAGAAGCTGGGCATCCTGGGTGAAGGGTTCTACAGCCTGCAGCCGTACAGCGAACGGTTCCGAGACCCGACACCAGCAGCACGATCTGATCTGGATCTGGTTGCATCGCAGGGCGGGGACGATGGCGGCAGGCAGGCGCTCTTGGCTGCCTGGGACAAGGCGCATCCAGCACCAGCCCGTGAGCCGAAGGTCTACACCTGGAAGCCGGGTGGCGAGGTGACTGAGGCCACACCAGCGGCCAAGCCCAGCCCGGCTGAAGCAGCAGCTGCCAAGAAGCAGCAGGCTGCAGAAGCCAAGGCTGTGAAGGCCAATACCAAGCAGGGAACTGCTGTGGTTGACAAGCAGATCCAGGCGATTGAGAAACGACTGGAAGAACTGACCCGCCAATCCCAAGGAGCGAAGTGCTGATGGCTAGCTGCAATGACCTGGGCCAGGAGATCAAGGATCTGCAGGATCAGCTGGAAGCGCTGCGGTCCACACGCCGTGGCCTCGAGGCACAGGCTGACCTGGCTGATGGCCAGCCCGCCAAGAAGGCCAAGGTCCTGCGCACCCACACCGGTGATGAGGTGACGGTGGACCCAGGTAAGTGGGTGACGGAGGCTGAGATGGATGCCATGCGGATGGGTGATGAAACCGTCCGTCAGATGGTGAGCGCTGGCTTCGATGGCAAGCAGCTGCCCAACGGCCGCACCGGTCGGATGATCAACTACAGCCAGATCGACCCCAGCCAGGGCAACGTGGCTGCGCTGCTCGAGGTGATGGGCCTCAAGCGGGCCGGCACTGACAAGGGTGTTGAGCTCAAGCGACCCTTCACCAACCAAGCAGCGGCCAAGGCGCTGATGGCCCTGGCCCAGAAGGAAGGTGCCGACCCCCGGGCTGTGGCTGAGGCCCTGCAGAAGCGGGTGCGTGGCATCGACAACCTGCCCAGCGCTGTCTATTCCGCAGCCAAGGCGCGGTGGGATTCAGCCAGTCAGTACACCGACGTGCTGGAGGAGATGGCCGATGCCCTCGACGGTGGGTATCTCACCGACGACCTGAAGCACCAGGCCGGCAACGCTGCCAAGTGGGCCCACTTCTACGAGCAGCTCGATGCCCAGGTGCGGCGGCGTGTGGGCCAGGCCCTCAAGTCCATGCAGTTCAAGCAGGACACTGAGATCACCCTGGTGGATGTGACCAAGGACATCCAGGACCTGACGCTGGATGACATCACCGGCAACACCATGGTGGGCGACATGCTCAAGGTGGTGACCGAGGGCAATGCCAAGGCACTGCGGCAGATGGCCGCGGCGAAGCGTGCAGACCAAGCGCTGGGCGTGAACCAGCCTGGTTTCTTCCGTGACCTGAGCCTGCTCAACAGCCTGCGTCGGGCCAACCTCCTGTCTTCCTTCGCCACCTGGGCAGTCCGCAACCCGCTGTCTGGCTCGCTGGTGCAAGGCATCTACATGGCTGAGGACGTGGTGTCCGGCAGCCTGCGGATGGCAGCCAAGAACGGACTGAAGGCTGGCGTGGGTGATGAGTTGAAGGCGGCTGGCTTTGCAGGCCGTGCCTTCGTCGATGCGTTCAGCATGAGCTGGGGCAACTTCCAGGAAGCACTGGCCACCGGCAAGACCACCGTGGCCCGCGACTCTCTGAAGTACGTGGAGTCGGTGGATGAGCTGCGCAATTCCAAGGCCATCGTTAACGCTGCCTTCGACTCCGCATGGGAGGACATCACCAGCTGGAAGGGTGTGTACAAGCCCGTGTCCCTGCTGAACTTCGTCAACGGTGGCTTCTGGAAAGTCTTCGGCGGTGGGGTGGAACGGCTGACTGGATCAGATGCCGGGTACATGGCACCGTTCCGCATCCTCAATGCCACCGATGACTTCATGCAGACGCAGGCGTTCGCATGGAAGACCAGTCATGAGGCCTTTGTCCGTGCTGCTGAGGAGGGCCGGGCCGCTGGCCATGACGTGGCATGGATTGAACGGCGTGCCGACGAGCTGGCCAAGGGCGCCATGTTCGATGGCGTCTTCACCGACGACGACCTGGTGCAGTACCGCAAGGCCAGGAACTCCGAGTACGGCATCCCCGTTGGTGATGAGATCCCGGACGATGAGCTGCGGGCCATGCTCTACAACCAGCTCAAGGGTGTGCCCAACACCGAGTCAGAGCTGGGCCGGCTGGGTCTCGAGCGTGCAGCAAACAGCACCTTCACCGGTGAGGTGACAGGCATGGCTGCACCCTTCGTCAACGGTGTGCAGCAGATGCGCAGCAACCCGCTGATGGCATGGGCCCTGCCGTTCTGGAAGGTGCCGATCAATGGCATCGGCTGGGTGCTCAACCGTGAGGTGATCACCGCCCTGCCCAGGCAGCTACTGATGGAGGGCCAGCAGCTGGCCAGCAAGAACGCCAAGTTCTCTGTTGAGGAGATGTCTGATGCCCGGGCCCGCACCGCGGTGGCTGTGGCGCTGGCTGGCATGACCCACGTGATGTGGGAGAACGGGTTCTTCACCGATGGCGGCTCGTTCGATCCCAGGCAGAAGGAGCGTGAGCGCCGCAACTGGAAGCCCTACAGCTTCAGCCTGGCTGGCACGTTGGCCGCGGCCACCAAGTTCCAGGGCAGTTCGATTGATGTGATCGACCTGATGGGTCTGCACGCTGATGTGCTGCGTGCTTTCCACGACGGCATCCTCACTTGGAAGCAGGGCGAGACCAGCATGGTTCCGATCCTGATGGCCTACGCCAACCTGATCAAGAACAAGGCAGCGCTGAAGAACATCACCAGCATCATGAACTGGATGCAGGATCCTCAGCGCTACGACTTTGGTCGGGTGTTGGGTGATCAGATGGGTGGCCTGCTGCCCCTCAGTGGATTCGGTGGCACGGTCAGCCGGTCCTTCTCTGACGCTGAGGAGACGATGGCCAAGCGGCGGATGCTGTCGGCCAACGAGGTGGCAGCACTGAAGAACGACCCGAACTACCGGTTGATCCAGCCGGTGATCAACATGCTGCAGGGTGCAGGTGATGCCTTCGTGAAGGGCAACGCTGGCATCCTCGGTGGCCTGCTGCCACGTGAGAAGGACTGGCTGGGCAACAGCATCCAGCGGCCGCTTGGTCTGCCGGTGGATCTGACCATCCCATTCATGCCGGTGATCAAACCGCAGGACCCGCTGTTCCAGTGGCTGGAGAAGCATGGTTTCGGTGACAAGCCCAGGCCTGATGGCACCTGGGAGATGGGTGGCGCCAAGGTTCAGATGAGCAACGAGGAGGAGGATTTTTACCGGGAGTCGATGCGCACCGTGAAGGGTGACATCCCACCTGAGGCGCTGCGTTCTGCTGGTGTCAGCCCCGGCACCGCCTTCCCGATCTGGAAGTACGTGCAGGGTCAGGACCTGCAGGGTGCACTGCGCAACCTGATGCGTGACCCTCAGTACAACGCAATGCTGAACGACCCGGCCGGTGGGCAGAGCCCCAGCCTGACGGTGCAACAGGGCCAGAGCCTGGCCAAGCGCAACGCTGGCCCGGTGGGCCGGAACCTCTACGCCCCAGTGGACGGGATCATCAATTACTACGACTCGCTGGCACTGATGAAGCTGCTGAGCAACGAGCAGTTCGACTTCCGCCAGCGGTATCAAGCCGTGGCCAGGCAGAAGCAGCAGGGCCTGCAGCAGTTCGCCGAGAGCATCAACGGTCTTGGTGTGGGCCGGCAGTAGGGGTGGCCGATAACGTGAGGACTGCACAGGTGCAAGCCTCCCGCTGATGGCGATCCCTACCCCCTACTCCTACCGCCAGTACACCGGGGACGGGACGGCTAAGACCTTCTCAGTCCCGTTCCCGTACCTGGATCGGGTGCATGTCCATCTGTACCTGGACAGCAAGGAGCTGACGGTCGGGACCGACTACACCTGGACCAGTGGCACGCAGGTGCAGCTCACTACTGCACCACAGGCAGCGGTGCCTGGCGCGGTGCCAACCCCGGCCCAGCTGCTGACGGTCAGACGCATCACGCCAGAGGATGACCAGATCGTCCAGTGGAGGGACGGCAGCTACATCATTCAGGCTGATCTCAATGAATCAGATCGGCAGTGGCTGTATCTGATCCAAGAGCATCACGACCAGTTGATGCTGTGGCAATGGGGCAAGGGCACCATCCCTGGTGGTGGTAGCCCTGCTGCAAGCGTGGCCATCTGGAACACGCTCTCCCGTGGCAGTGACCCGAAGAAGGGCACGCCCCAGGAGGTGGCCAACACCGTCACCAAGAAGGACCAGCTCTCCGGTGACTGGCCCGTTGATGGCAAGGACAAGTTCATCGCCACCACCGATGCGTTGTCCGAACGGTTTGATGTCATCGTCTCCGACACCAAGCCACCCGACCCACCGATCACAGACATCAGACAGCCGGGCAAGATCTGGATTGATGACGGTGCTCTGCAGTTCAGCTACTGGGAGCCGACAGCAAAAGCATGGGTGAACTTGGCAATGGCTGGCCCTGCGGGGCCGCCTGGTCCTCAGGCTCCCGGTGGGCTTGTTGCCGGTAACGGCGTCGCTGCCGATTCAATCAACCAAATCCAAACCATTGATCAAGGAGTGATCTGATGACTGTTGTTGTTCAGCAGCTGCGCACAACCAGCGCAACTGCACTGCCTGTTTCTCTGCAGCCTGGTCAGCTGGCCCTCAACCTGGCCAATGGCTGGATCTTGATGGGCGATGGTTCCAACGGCATCTCTGCCGCTGGTGTTGGCCTGGCTGCTGGTACCAACACCATCTTCGGTGTGGCTGGTGTCGTTGTTCCCGCTGCCCCTGCTGCTGGCCTGGGTTACGAGATCTACGAACTGAAGAACCCGCCTGCATCGGTGCGGATCTTCAGTGGCACTGGCACCCAGCTCGATGCTGCCAACGGTGGTACGGGCACCATGACGGTGCGGACCACCGCCTACCTGGTGGCATCCACCACGCCGCCTGCTGACCAGATCAAGGCAGCTGGTGATCTGCGCAGTGGTGACACCATCGTGGTCAGCGGTGGCACCACTGGTTCCCCTGGTGGTTCCTACGTGTGGGATGGCAGCAGCTGGCTGCTGACTGGTGGTGCACTGCCTGATGCAACAGCTCGTACTGGTACTGGTGCCTCGGGCACTGGTGGCACCAAGGGTGTTGTCTACCTGGCCCGTGACACTGATGTGAAGCCTGCTGCTCAAGCAGGTGCCACTGCCCCTGATGGCTTGGCAGTTGCCACGGCAGCACAGGTGAAAGCCCTGGCCGAACTGGTGGCTGGCCTGGCGACTGGTTCCACCAGCCTGGGCACCTACGACGCATCAGTGGGTGGTGGACAGATCAAGTCCGTCACTACTGCTGCAACCGGTGGCACCCCTGCCCGTGCTGGCTTCACCGTTGGCGGCAAGGTCAGCGCCGGCAGCAACATGGCCGAGGGCGATTACTTCCTCGTGGTGAAGGGTGGCACCGTCACGGGTGATGCCGCCCCGCTGAACGTTGCACTCAATGCCAACGATCACATCGTCTACGACGGTGCGGCTTGGCACGTGGTGGCCTCTGGCGTGGTGGCCAGCTCAAGCAGCTCGGTTCACTCCGCCAATGACGTGAGCGACAGCGCCATCGCAACGATGACAGCTGTCAACCAGAAGGGCCTGCTGGTGCGCGACAACTCCATCGCTGATGGCGCGGCCGCTGCATACAAGCTGGCCAACGTGCTCGATCTCGGTACGTTCTGACGACCAACGGGGGGCTGTATAGCCCCCTTCGTTCCACTGCTGTATAGCAATGACCATCAAGGTTCAGCTCAAGCGCTCAGCCGTAACAGGCAAGATCCCAAAGCCAGCCGACCTGGAATACGGCGAGCTGGCTGTGAACTACAACGTCGCTGACATCAAGCTCTACACCAAGGGCAGCGACGACAAGATCTATGAGCTGGGTGGAGGGCCGTTCAACCTTGACGGCGGCTTTGCCAACAGCACCTACGGCGGTGCGCCAGCTGCCGTTGACGGCGGCCACGCCTGATTCATCCATCCACCCAATCGAGCTGAACCATGGCCAACAAGATTCAACTGCGCCGCGACACTGCCGCCAACTGGACCACCGCCAATCCCGTGCTGGGGCAGGGCGAGCCTGGCGCTGAGATTGACACCGGACGACTCAAGATCGGTGATGGCGTCAAGGACTGGAAGACGCTGCCTGACATCTCTGACAGCCATCTTCAGTTCACCCAGGCCGGCGCTGGCGCCAAGCCGCGCGGCCTAACTGCCAAGCTGCAGGACATGGTGAGCGTCAAGGACTTTGGCGCGGTTGGCGATGGCAATGCGGATGACACGGTTGCGATTCAGGCAGCCATCGACTCAGGCAAGGCTGCCTTTGTGCCAAAAGGTACCTACAAGATTTCGGCTACGCTGAATCTTAACGATGGCTACAAAGCGTTGATTGGCGATGAGTCCATGCCGATTATCACCAAGACAAACGCGGGGCCAGCAATTCGGATAGGCGTTACTTCGGGTACGGCGGGGTTGAACGAACGCTCGTCCGTACAAAACCTTTTCCTGAAATCCACCACTGTAACCCCGACGTTTCCAATTGCTCCAAGCCAAAACGATGCAGCGGTTGTCTTAAATGGCAGTGATTCATCTACTGCAGCTGCGGTACAGGCTGCCCGGGTTTGCAACGTCAGAGTAGGCGGCTGGTCCTGCGGCTTCTTCCTTAGGGACACAGTGGGATGCACGATTGAGCAATGCACCGTTCAACTCCTGAAAAGCCAAGCGGCTGCCACGGGCTTTACGGCTGACAATAAGTTCTGCGGTTTTCTCCTCAACTGCACTCCGCACACTCCTGGGGGCATCTCTCCTCAAGCCAGTCTTGAGCTAGTGGAGATTGACGTTGTCGCTGAAGGTACTCCTACCGCAGTCACTTCCATTGGCTATTACGTTATCGGTCCCGACATTCGGGACATCTTCTTTGATCGCTGTGAAGCCACGGCTACGACGTATGGCTGGTACGTCCTGACCACAACTTCTGATTACAACTGGGACATTCACATTAGACGCCCAATCGTGGACGCCTACAGGCGCCATGGTATTTATGTTGAGGGAGCAAATGGTCTGGGTGCTATCACAGTAAGTGGCGGCTATTTTATCGGCAGAAGCACTGCCAATGCCTGCATTTTTGTTAAAAACTCAAGCGGTGTTACCGTCACTGGCGGCGCTCAGGTGCTTGGCCCCGGCAATGACACAGCCTTAGACGATGGCGTTCACTTCGACACCTGTAACTCCTGCTCAGTTGTCGGTAACAACTTCGTCAATCTTAACTTTGGCGTAAGCCTGTATAAGTCAAACAACTGCACGGTTGTTGGCAATAGTTTCTCCGCTGCCGCTACCGCCACAGAAGCGCATCCAGCCTTGTCGGAAGCAATCAGGGTAAACGATGGCTCAGAGGAGAACACGATTGTTGGCAATGCAATCAACGGCAAAGACGCAACGGATAGGTACGACCGTGGGATTGCAGTTGCTGCCGGGTGCTTGCGCAACGTGGTGCTAGGCAACTCTATTGATAGCACCAGTGTTGCCACGGCTTACAGCATTGCAGACTCAAGCACGACCTTGCTCAGTGCTAACGCAACAACCATTTCTTCCACTAGCATCTGGCTCAAAAGCAATAGCGCAAAACTACAACTTCAAGGGAGTGATGCCGCGACGCCAGTTGAGTTTTTAGACGGAGCTGGTGCCGTGGCATCCTGGGTTCGCGCTGATGGTGGTTACAGGTCAAGGACAAGGCTGACTCTTCAGGGGAGTGATGCCACCTACCCCGTTGTTTTCCTTGACGGTGCCGGAAATCCTATTGCCAAGATCAACAACGCTGGCGTTTACAGCCCTGGCGCGCCCTAACCCTCATCCGGGTGTTGCATCCCCAGGCATTCCCGAATTTCCCATTCGGTCCTGGTGTGCAGCACCCTTTCCTGTTTGTCCTTCGCCCAGAAGGTCCACTCACCATTGGGCTGACGCTTGGCGGTGACGATCCATTCCCCGCAGCAACCAACGAGGTAGAAGAGGAGGCTGGCAGGGCGTGTGTCCATGCCAGCCATTGGTATCACCCTTCAAGGGCACTGACACAGGCAGCGAGGGCATCAGTGTTGGTGTGGAGGTAGCGCTGGACTGAGGCCAGCGATGTCCAGCCGCCATAAGCCATGACCAGGTGGAGTGGGATGCCTGAGCTGGCCAGCTTGCTGGCGCAGGTGTGCCTGGTGGTGTGGATGCCCAGGCTCTCGTCACCACCCAGGCCAACGCCTTCCTTGGCTGCCTGTAGCAGGCGTCTGTATTGCATGTAGGTGTAGGGCCAGACCTTGTGTGTCCCAAGTGCGGGAAGGTGGCCTTGCAGGGCCTGCTGGGCGCGTTGTGTGAGCGGTACTGAGCGGACGCGGTTGGCCTTGGTCTTGCTGAAAGTGACCCGACCCTTCACCAGATCAACGTCTTCCCCTTTGAGGGCTTCTGCTTCACCCCAGCGAGCAGCGGTTTCGAGGAGGAACACGAGCAGATCGGCCGCGGCGGGATGACCAGCCTGCTGAAACCACGAGCAGATGAGGGTCACCTCTTGGTCGGAGAACACACGGTCCTTGGTGTTCTGCAGCTTGAGCTGGGCTGGCAGTTTGGGGACTGAGGTGATGTGACCACGCAGGTGAGCATCAGCGAGCATGGCCCTGAGGGCTGAGACCTTTTTGTTGACGGTGGCAGGGCGGTTGCCGGAGGCGAGCAGCTTGCGGCGCCAGGCATCAACGGCTGGTGCTGTCACCTCTGACAGGAGGGTGTGAGCACCGAAGTAATCGACTGCTGCCTGTGA